CACATATACCATCTACATATACATCTCGCATATACCCTCTACATATACATCTCCATATACCACATCACATATACCACATCACATATACCACATCACATATACCCTATACACGCACTTTTCATTTATCAAGATACATATCCATATATACACGCCGTTCTCGTACATTCAATAACTACCCAAATATTGCCAAATTACACATAGAAAATTGAAGTATTATTTCTTTGCAAGTATTTCATAACTATATTCGTATATACACATACAATACTAACTATTATCAAGATGTCTGCTGTTACTGATAACAATGCTACTACTACTACTCAAGCTACAAAGGTTAAGACACCAAGTCTTCCCGAAAAGTACTCAAAATTCATCCAATTTGGGTATTATATGATGACAAAGATGATGGATGATAATGAAACTTCATCATTTACTAAAGATGAGTTCTTAAACAAACTCCAAATGTTTGCTACAGTAGAAGAGCAGCAAACATTTATCCAAGGGTTCTTTGATAACCAAAAAGAAAACAAAAAAGACATGCGTAAGATGCTTCAAGAACGTAAGAAGGCAAATCAGCCTAAGAAGAAGAGAACGACAAAGAAGACTACACAAAAAGAAACTACTACGTCTAATGAATCATCTGATATTCAAACTGAAACTACTACTGAACCAGTTGCTGAAACACAAGAAGACTTACTAACTACTATTACAAATGAATTGACTGAAGAACCAATGATTGATAGAATTACAACAGCAATTGAAGTAGCAAAAGATATCACAGCAAAGAAGCCACGGGCTAAAAAGACAACTCCAAAGAAAAAGACAACTCCAAAGAAGCTAACGAAGAAATTAGAAAAAGAATGGGAACAACTTATAGCATCAACCCCACCAGTTTATGATGGTAATCCATCCTCAACCGCAACGCGTATTGCCAACATACTTACTGCAAAATCAAATGGAGAAACTGTAGACAATCTTATCATAGAACTACTCGTCGAAAAAGAAGAAGAAGAAACGACCAACACTTCATCACAAACTCTTAATGCTTAAATCATAACTAATAACAACTAATTATAATTTCATACGTAAACTACTAACTAATTAAACCTCTTTTTTATTGTTATATGATTCCAAAAAACGTGTTAATTGCTTAATACCTCCTTGTGATATAGTATCAACATTTTTAACATTAAATATAGTCAAAAGCACATGAATAACTCCAGTATATTCACTTGGTATAGTTAATTCTATAGGTTTTTCTTTTTTGGTAGTTTTCTTTTGAATAGTATCATCTAGGTCAACTGGTTTATATGTGGTAATTCTATCCATAACAGTATTATCATAATGTTTATCGTGGGTGTCATTTTCTATAGTATCATCTGTATTTTCAACAACAGTATTATCAGGAATCTCGTTATTAGTATCATTATCAAGAACCTTATCATATTGATTCATAGTTTTGGTATTTTTAGTTTTTGGTAGTTGAATGCTATCAAATGCTCTTTTAAAATAGTTATATGGGAACGTAGTTTTTCCTCCATACATAGTATGTTTATCTGTATCGTAAAAGTTCTCGTCAGTTATAATTTCAAATTTATATTTTAATTGTTTTTCATCAAGATGACGTCGAATATCATTTACATACGTATCTGTAATATTTTTACCGGATATTTCTAATATATTCAAATAAAACTCTATATTACCCGATTTCATTTTATATAATAGAAACATACTTTTTAATATTGTTTCAACGTAGAAAATTGAAAACTATAACCTACTAAAGTAAAAGGCATATATAATTTCAACAAGACAATGGTTAGAAATACTACTGGTGGAACTAAAACAAAGGGACTTGCTCGTAAGCATCAGGTCAAAGGTGATTCTAAATTGAGACTCCCTGACGATGAATTGGAACAAGTAGCTTGTGTTACAAAAATGTTGGGGAATGGAATGTGTGAAATATTTACAAATAAAAATGAACGTTTAATAGGGCATATTCGTAATAAGTTTCGTGGAAGACAAAAGCGACATAATATGATTTCTACATCAGCAATTGTTTTGATTGGATTACGTGAGTGGGAAAACCCCATTAAAAATTGCGATATATTAACAATATATGATGATTCACAAGTAAATCAATTAAAAAATATGCCGAACATTGCATTGAATCACGTTATGAAATTACAATATGAACTATCACATACAGGTATATCAGTCTCTAATGATTTTGATTTTGATAATGAGGATTCTGAAGACGAAACTGAACTAACAAATACAATAAAAAAATCAGATACATTTACATTGGAAAATATGAAAGAAATAGATATTGATGATATTTAAAAATAAATAAATTCTTAATTATAACCATTCTTTTTTTTACACATTCAATAATGTGAAAGTATTTAAAGATTATACATGTTATATATTATAATTAATCATATTATGCCAAATGATTGTTGGAATAATATGACATTTATTAGCGAAGATAATTCAGAAGAATTAACTGAGTTGTTTAATAATGAAATTAAGGCAAAGAATCCACCAGAGGATAAATTAATAGTAAAGTATAAAGGTAATAATGGAATAAAAATTCAACTATGGAGTGGTTGGGGTCCGGATAATGAATGGTTAAACACGTTGGTGGAAAAATACCCCAAATGTTGGATTAAAAATGATTGGTACGAGGAGGGTGGTGGTGCAGGAATATTTATAGGTGGTTTTTTAAATGGAAAAAAACAAGAAACAATAATAAAAGAATGGGGTGAATTACCAATCGAAGGAATATCACTATATCTTGGAGGTTCAGACGGTATAAATGATAGATATGGATTTAATTAGATATGTATTCCATTGTAAATATTCAATAGATGTAAATATATAATAATATTATTGTAAGTTATTATATATTTATTTATAGTTCAGGATAACTGGCTTGCATAAGCATACCACATTGTCCCTTACCATTGTTATATTCTTCACCACGTCCCATATAAATATAACCATTATCGCCCCAAGTCTCGCCCCAAGAATTCTTAACTCTATAATAATCTTTACCAGACATAGAACCGTATCCTACAGCAAGAACACCGTGGTCTAAACCGGTTCCACAAGAATCGGTAAATACACCAGACTTATAAAGTTGGAAATTCTTCTGGTCGGCTTGAATAGCAATAGCAACAGGTTGTTGTGTCAAAGCAGTCATCATAGCCTCATCAGAGTTGGGTGTAACATCAACAAATCCAGTTACATCACTTCCCTTTACAATATCACAAGTGGTTTCACAAGAACCGCCAGTGCGGGTTGTTCCAGAAGTATATGGATACTCGGCTTCAGTACAAAGACCTCCATTCTTTTCAATCCATGAAAAGGCGTTATCCATAAGACCACCATTACAACCCATATCCTTACCGCCGTTTTTACGGTTATCACAATCTACCAACTGTTGCTCGGAAAATGAGTCAAGGGTTCCTGTCTTCAAGAAGAAAGCACCCTCAAGAGCACCAGTAGTAGAGAAACTCCAACAAGAACCACATTGTCCCTGGTTCTTTACGGGGGTTACGGCACCAGCCTTTACCCAATCTACACTATCAGGTAGTGTAACACTGGTTAATTCGTCATTATCCAAACATCCGGTAACACATTCGACAGTTTTCAATGTAGACATTTCCTTATGATGTTTAACACAATCATATAGGCACTTGGTCTTATCAATCTTTCTCTTGAAGTTCTCAGGATTGAATTTACGTCCAACGACTCCTTCCTGGTTAGAAAATCCAAGATATTCACTGAACTCATTAGAATCCATTCCAGAAAATTGGTTATGACCCAATGTGTATGTTAGGTTTTTAGCATTATTTTCCTCAATGTATTTATCATTTTCAATCCACTTACGCATAACATCTTCACGATGCTCGGTATTACGGAATTCTTGCTTGAATTCACTTACCCAGTTCTCAAAACGCTCAACAAATGTTGCACTTACACTAAGTGTAACAACAGACACCAATAAAATACCCTTGAAAAGATACATTTTATTATATACAATAGATATATTTTTATATTCATTCTAAAAGTATTTTTTCTGTGTATATACTATAATAATGGCTGACTGGAATAAAATAATTTACAAAAGTGGTGATTTTTTCTTACCACAATCAATAAAAAAAGTATTTGATATGTTACTGTATAAAAATTCTAATTACAGTTTTTACATAGAAGTATGGCATATAGTTCATTTTTTTAGTGGCATTTTAATAGGACTTATTTACATTTATACAGGATACAGTAAAGATGCTTATTTATGGAATTTATTTATAATTCATACTATTTGGGAATATTGGCAAGTATATATTGGAATGTCAAAACCATTTCGATTAACTTATCACAACAATCTATTTGATATGATGTTTGATACTTTCATTTTTATAGTAGGTGGATATGTTGCGTTTATTCTAGTAAATGGCATTTAATTTTATTTTTAATATTATCTTTATCTGAAAACATATATAACTTGCATTTATGTTTTGATAAATCGTTATATTCTTCTACGGTTTTAATATGTGTCAATATATTTGCGTCTTTTAAGTATACCATATATGAATATATTCCATTTATTTCAGTTTTTCCAAAAATAACACAATTATGAATATTATCTAATATAGTTGTATCGTTACTGCAAATTTCCAACAATCGACAATCAGTTTGGACTTTACGTATTGCCTTCATATCTATATTTAATTGGTGTATTTTTTCAACCCATTTTTGTAAAAACATTCCAGCATTTTCACTCATTCGACACACTAATTGTTCTTTTGAAAGTAACATAATTTGGTTCAATAAATCAACTATTCGTCTTATTGGACTTGTAATATGAACGTATTCATCTATATCCATCATATCATGCCTCAATACAATATCTTTATCGTATAATACGTATTTACAATCTGTATTATTCCAAGAACGGATAAGTCGGGATGTATTCTCATCTATATCGACATAATCCTCATTTGTTTCGTTTTTATATATTGCTTTTCTGAAAATACCCGTTTCTTTGTTTTTCATACGAGTTCCAACTTCTTTATTCATACGAACCATCCAGTATTCAACTAATTCGTGACTATCTATTATAGATGGTTTCAATATTTTGGTTAAAAATAATAAATCTTTATAATGGCTATTTTTAACGAGTTTCTTCTCTTCATATACAAAATTCTTACGGGTTTTAATAACTACATTTTTATAATTGGTTTCTTTATCCTCTAATAAATTTCCATTTTTATCAAAATATATATCCATAGCTAATGCTATACGTAATTCATTTTCTTGAAGACTACATAGAGAATCTGATAATATAAGTGGTAACATTGGACGTTTTTTATCTGGTAAATAAATAGTAGATACACGATTTGTTAGGTGTTCCCATAAATCCAATTCTTCCATCCATATGTATACATTCGCAATATATACGGATATTTTGTATATTTCATCTTGTTTTTCAATGCTAAATGCGTCATCAAAATCTTTACTACCATCCGGGTCTATTGAAAATACATATTCATCGGTTCTGTCCTCTATTTTATAATTTGGATTTTGTATTATTTGTTGAATAATATCCGTAGCAGGCATTTGTTTTAAACTATCATTCGTTTTATTGGTTAGTTTCTTAATAGATGTATGTAAATTCTTACAATATAGTTGATACTCGTAAAATACTTCCAAATTATCAACATCTCCCAGAACTTCTACTAGTTCTCCGTATGGGTGTTTATTATCCCAATTGATGTATTTAAATAACACATATTTGTTTTGTTGATGTTTTGAAAATCCTATTTTCACTTCATATGGAACAAGAAATACAGGATAATTTTTATTATTTGGAATACAACGATAATATAAACGTTTGTTATTGGGAGTTCTACCAAAGGTCTTATTTCCCTCTAATACTAATACTCCTTGTAATATAGTTTTCGTATCAAGACCAGATATTTTGGTTATGGCATCTTCTTTAATTTCAATTATATCCTCGTGAAAGAACTTATTCGTTAATGGGTTCCATTGTTCTCTACATTCTATATTTGAATTGGTTGATAAATCATATAAACTCCAGTTTGTATAATTTCGGTCATGAATATTCACTTGATATGTTTGCATAATTTTAATATTATATGTATAATTATATTTAAATCAATTTAATATAATAAATGAGATGTAATTGTTCTCAATAATATGTAAAAAACCTAATAAAACCAAGATGTTATTATAAAATAGTGACAAAGTTCTCAATATGCCTAAAAAATTTTACAAGAAATATACAAAAAAATCAGTGACAAAAACTTCCGACAACCTTTCTTCGGCAACGTATCTAATAATTGTAGAATCACCATCAAAATGTGCCAAAATAGAATCCTATCTCGGACTTAATTATTGTTGTATTGCTTCAAAAGGACATATACGAGGTATCAATGGACTGCGATCTATTGATACCAAGGGTTCATTTGAACCAAAATTTACAGATTTATCTGAAAAAAAAGACCATATTGTATTTATGAAACAAATTGTAGCAAAGTTCTCAAAGGAAAATATAATATTAGCTACAGATGATGATAGAGAAGGCGAAGCAATCGCTTGGCATATATGTGAAATATTTAACCTACCAATTGAAACTACACAGCGTATTATCTTTCACGAAGTAACCAAAAATGCCCTATTAAAAGCTATAAATGCGCCTACTACAGTTAATTTGGATTTGGTAAAAGCCCAACACGCAAGACAAGTATTAGATGTAATTGTTGGATATAAAATATCACCCATATTATGGAAATATTTGTATAATGATACTAACAATACATTATCGGCAGGAAGATGTCAAACACCTGCGTTGCGTCTAGTATATGAGAATGAAATACAAGGAAAAGAAAAAGATAATATCCAAACATTTTATAAAACAACGGCATCATTCTTTGAAAAGAATATTATATTTAATTTGAATGTAGAATTCCAAACAAAAGATGAAATAAGAGAACATCTCAATAAATCAATCAATCACAAACATATGCTTACTATAAATAACCCACGAGACACTACCAAGTCTCCTCCTATTCCATTTCATACATCTAGACTACTTCAAGTAGCTAGTAATATTTTACATATTTCTCCGGGCGAAACAATGCGACTATGTCAACAATTATATCAAACCGGTTACATTACATATATGCGAACTGAAAGCACAAAATACGCCAAACCATTTTTACAAGAAATATCAAAATTTATTCAAAATGAATATAACGATGAAAAATATATAGGTAATTTGGAAAATCTGGAAAACAAACAAACGAATAATCCTCACGAAGCAATACGTGTAACACAACTCAATAATAAATCTATAACATCAGATGATGGAAGACTTATTTCATTATATAAATTAATATGGAAAAATACAGTCGAAAGCTGCATGTCAGAAGCAAAATATAAGGCTATTCCATTAGAAATATCTGGTCCAAACGAAACAAAATATACATATACCCACGAAATTCCTTTGTTTTTGGGTTGGAAAATTGTAAGCGATAAAAAATTGGATATTGATATTCAGAACCAAGCAAATGGAATGTATATGTTCTTTAAAACCCAACTAAAAAATAGTATCAAATATAACTGGATCGAAAGTGTTGTTTCTATGAAAAACAAACATACTCATTATACAGAAGCAAGCTTAATCAATAAATTAGAAGCAATGGGAATTGGTAGACCATCTACATTTTCATCAATTGTATCAACAATACAAGACAGAGGATATGTAAAGAAAACAGATGTAGAAGGAATAACAATAGAATGTAATAATTTTAAACTTGAGGATAATAGTGTTGAAGAAACTACAATCGAAAAGACTTTTGGAAATGAAAAACACAAATTGGTAATCCAGCCAATCGGAACACTCACCGTAGAATTTTTAATTAAACATTATAACCCGCTGTTCTCATATGAATATACCAAACTAATGGAAGATAAATTAGATATTATTACGAATAATGCAAATGAATGGTCGTCTATATGTAAAGAATGTTACGACGAAATAAAAACATTATCAAAACCGGTAAGTAAAATACCAAAACAAACATATCCGTTAGATGATAAACACGTATTACTATTTGAAAGATATGGACCTGTAATACAAACAACAAAAGAAGATGATACATATGAATATATTTCTGTAAAGAAAGACATCAAAATCGATATTGAAAAATTAAAAAATGGTGAATATACGGTAGAACAATTAATGGCTATCAAAGAACGTAACCTGGGTGTTTATAAAAATGATGATGTAATTATTAAAGATGGAAAATATGGAAAATATGTTGAATATGGCAAAACGAAAGAATCTTTAAAAGATTTAGATAAATCCGCAGAATACATAACTTTAGAAGATGTTATACCTATTTTAGAAAAGTCATTGAATAATAATAGTATAGATAAGAATATGTTGAGAGAATTATCAGAGGACCTAAGTATTCGTAATGGAAAATTCGGTGCCTACGTTTTTTATAAAACAAAGACGATGAAAAAACCACAGTTTCTCAATATAAAAAAATTTAAGGAAAGTTACTTAACGTGTGAAAAAGAAGTGATTATCAAATGGTTAGAGGACAATTATCCTATTTTGAAACCATAAAATATAGTAAAAATATATAAATGGAGTCATATATTTCACCTATTAACTATAGTATATTTATTTTCCTGTATATAACGTGTATCATTTATATTTACACAAAATATTCTGAAATTGTAGGATTAGGTGCTCTTACAGTAGTTCAAATCGGGTTCACATTATTCTTTGGAAAAGAGGTATCTCAAATACTATTAAACCATCCCGGTGGTCCATATACATTAAACCTCGCTAGTTTATTAACTTTGAATGGTTCTGTAATAAGTATGATATTATTAGCTATTTCGTTGATATTAACATTCATGACTATTATAGACATTCAAGAAAAATATAATGATACAAAAGGAACGCCAATAGAGTTACCACATAAATATCAACACTTATTCGACACGATAAAAAGAAACACCGTCATTATATTATCATTATCAGCGTTCATATTAGCTATGTATTATTTCAATAAACAACAAATAAACGTCCCTATTATGCCTATAATTTCTAATTTTTCTTTACAAACCATATTGAATAACATTCCAGCTATAACTAATATACTAGGTTCTCTATCATTATTAATAATTTCATCATATCAAGTAAAATACGCAAGTGACTTATCCAATCTAAAAAAATACACTTTGATTGGAAGATAATAAGACTGTTATTTACCCAATAGATTAAATAACAATCCAAATTCGTTTAAAAACAACTATTGTTATATCCATAAATAGTAATGAAATACTACGAAACATTATATGAAGATTATATTCAATCAAATGAATTATTCAATATTCATCCAGAATTAGATGATATAATTAATAAACTACCCAATAATATTATTAATATACCCAATTTATTAATCCATGGTGCTTGTGGAATTGGAAAATATACACAAGTTCTCAAAATATTAAAAAAATATAGTCCATCAGAGCTGAAATATGAAAAGAAAATTACAATTAACACAGATAAACAACAATATATGTATCATATTAGCGATATTCATTATGAAGTGGATATGTCATTATTAGGGTGTAATGCGAAGACTCTATGGCATGAAATATTCTTTCAAATAGTAGATATAGTTTCAGTGAAACCGAATAAAGTGGGTATAATCCTATGTAAAAATTTCCATACAATAAATTCAGAATTACTGGAGGTATTTTATAGTTATATACAACAGTATAATACACATAATAGTAACATAACTATAAAGTTTATTATATTATCAGAGCATATCAGTTTTCTACCATATAAAATCTACAATTCCTGTTACAAGATAGGTATTAAACGACCTTCTAAAAAATTATACACAGAACTATTACGAGTTAGTAATGAGATGGAAGTTCAAAAACAAGGTAAAATAACTAACAACATTAACAACAGTATAAAATTATTGGAAAATATAGATGAAAGTGGAATAACAAATATCAAAGAAATACGTTCATTTTTGCATATGAAACCGAATCAAAATGTACCTGAAGAATTATTCAATCGTGTATGCAACAATATAATTGAGAACATAGACAATATTCAAACTATAAAATATACAGATTTTCGAGACACATTATATGAACTCCTAACATACAATATTGAAATAAATGAATGTATATGGTATATCACGTATTATTATCTAAGTGATGGTAAATTAAATAAAAAAGATGTTTCTGAAATTTTAATTAAATGTTATACTTTTTTTAAATATTTCAATAATAATTATAGACCAATATACCACTTAGAGAATATAATGTTTTATATAATAAACAAAATATATAATTTTAATGAACTACCAAAAAGCATGCGAAATACTTGATTTGAATCCAAAACAAAATATAAAAATAGATGAAATAAAACAACAATATAAAATACACGCTTTAAAATATCATCCAGATAAAAACAAATCGCCGAATTCTACAGAAAAATTCCAAGAAATACATACAGCATATGAATATTTATGCAATAATGTAGATTCGGATGATGACTCTGATATCTGCGATAAATCGTATTCAAATATATTATTCAAATTTTTAAGTTCAATAATACCAATTGATAAGGATACGCAAATAATACATATTATCATTGAAAAAATATCAAATATATGTGAAAATAAGTCGATTGATTTCCTAGAAAAATTAGATAGAGAGGTATTAATCAAAATACTGAATCTAATCAAAATGAATAGCGATATACTCCATATCAATAATAATTATATCGAAATTATAGAAAGTGTGATTAACAAAAAAAGTCAGAATGATGAAGTAATTATTTTAAATCCAGCATTAGAAGATTTAATTGACAATAATCTATACAAACTAACTGTAGACAACGAAACTTATATAGTCCCTTTATGGCATCATGAATTAATATATGAAAATAATAATCGTGACATATATGTAAAATGTAATCCCGTTTTACCAGATAATATAGAAATAGACGATATAAATGATATTCACATATATAAACAATATTCTATAAAAGAATTATGGGGTAAAGATACATTCGAAGTGGATATACATATTAAAAAAATACAATTAGAAGTTGATAAATTAAAACTTATGCGACATCAAACTATTATTTTGTTGAAGTCTGGAATTTCACGTGTAAATTTAAAAAATATATACGATGTG